TAAAGAAGAAGCAAAAGAACTCCTTGAAGATGTACAGCGAGTAGTTGAAATTGAAGATGCGGCAGTAGATGTCGCTATGAAAGGTCTTGTGATAAAAGGCCTGGCCAACTTAATGAAGTTGGTGTAGAGAACTACAATGATCGGAAGATATGGATTAGATATTGCTCGTGCAGCCGAGCGTGATTATACGTTTGAACACAAGTTTGGTTCAAACCCTAACTTGACCGCAGGCAACCAAACTATCTGGACTCAAGGTGGTATGTACCCTTGGGCTGCTTTAGATGGAGACGCGCAAACCTTATACATTGTTAGTACTAGTGCTTCCGATCTTGATACAATTGAAATATTCGGACTAGATAATAACTGGGAGTTGCAGACTGATACAGTAACTATGACCGGACAAACGGCAGTAGCTACAAACGTACCCTTTAAGCGTATCTATCGTATGATTTATGATCACACTGCCCAAAACGTTGGTACTATTACAGCTCGTACCGTATCAGGAGCGGGAACTGTAGTAGCTCATATCGATGTGGGTGTTGCCCAGACTCTTGCGTCAATATATACTATTCCTTCAGGATATAATGGATATTTATGTAAGTACACAGCAGGGGTCGGAAAGGGCGGAGACTCTAATTTTAGAATCTACGTGCGTTATAATCATTACGGGGTCTCAACATTTAATGTAAAGTCAGACGTAAACTTGTACCAAACCACAATCTCACAAGATTACACAGTTCCTTTAAAACTTATCCAAAAGACGGATATTGATTTTCGAGCGCTGACTACTGGAAATAACTTTTCAGCTACTGCTTCTTTTGATATAATACTAGATAAGATATAATAATATGGCCGTTCAAATAAGTCGACTCGATATACGAGATGATGAAATTTTAGAGTTAAGATCTGAGACACGTTTTCTCAAGCTACCAGTAGACCCGTATTTGGATCTACTCGGCGTTACACCATTGCCTTCTCAAAAGGCAATTATAAATGCGATTAACAACCCTAAATACCGCTTCGTTTGTGCGGCGGTATCCCGGAGACAGGGTAAGACGTATATCGCAAACATTATAGGGCAACTCGTCTCCCTTGTTCCCGGTTCTAACATTTTAATAATGTCCCCCAACTATTCGTTGTCTCAGATCTCTTTTGATTTACAAAGAAACTTGATTAAGCACTTTGATTTAGAAGTAGCGAAAGATAATGCAAAAGATAAAGTAATCGAGCTGACCAATGGCTCAACGATCCGTATGGGATCGGTAAACATGGTAGATTCTTGTGTGGGTCGGAGTTACGACTTAATTATATTCGACGAAGCAGCGTTAGCAGACGGCAGAGATGCTTTTAACGTCGCACTCCGGCCAACACTCGATAAAGAAAACTCAAAGGCAATTTTTATATCGACCCCACGGGGTCGCAACAATTGGTTTGCTGAGTTCTTTGATCGAGGCTTTGATTCGGAATTCCCAGAGTGGGCATCCATCAGAGCAACTTATAAAGATAATCCCCGAATGTCTGAAAGTGACATTGCGGAAGCTCGAAAGAGTATGTCGGATGCTGAATTCCGACAAGAATATGAAGCAGACTTTAACACATACGAAGGCCAGATTTGGAAATTTGACTATGAGAAATGTGTTATAAACTGCGAAGAACTAGACACTAGACGCATGGATGTATTTGCAGGGCTAGACGTTGGTTATAGAGACCCTACTGCATTTTGTGTTATAGGATATGACTGGGATTCAGAGGAATACTTCCTTCTGGATGAGTACTTAGATAATGAGAAAACTACTGAACAACACGCTAAAGAAATTAGTGCATTGGTTGACAAATGGGATATTGATTATATATTCATTGATTCTGCGGCACAGCAAACCAGGTTCGACTTTGCACAGAATTATGACTTGTCGACAGTTAACGCTAAGAAGTCTGTACTGGACGGTATTGCTCACGTTGCTGCTATTGTTGATAATAATAAGCTGCTTGTAAATCAGACCTGTGAACACAGTATCGCAGCGCTAGATCAGTATCAATGGGACCCAAACCCCAACCTAGCTAAAGAAAAGCCCAAACATAATAGAGCATCGCATATGGCAGATGCAATTCGATATGCACTCTATTCATTTGAAACAAGTAACAGCGGGTTCTAAAGACACCTACTCAAAAATAGTATTTGACAAGACACCTGCCACACGATATAATTCTGGTATTGAAAAATGGATTTGAAAAGAGACCTCGTAAAATATATAAGAGATAAAGCAAAATCTAATTATGATAAAGGCACTGAGTGTTACATTTGCGGAGAGTGCGATGATTTGGATTTTCACCATTTTTATAGTTTAAGTCCTTTACTGCACCAATGGGTAAAGAAGAAGAAAGTAGTTCCTGAAGATGTAATGACTTTTCGGGATGACTTCATAGAAGAACACTGGGCAGAGTTGTACGATCATACAGTCACAATCTGTCACGCGCACCACTTACGGTTGCACTCAGTCTACGGTAGAGATCCCGGACTCGGAACTGCTAAAAAGCAGATGAGATGGGTCGAGATTCAACGAGAAAAACATGGCATGGTATAATAATATATTTCAGAAGAAGCTCGATGATACCGAGGAGAAGCTGAATCCGGCACAGCCTTTATTTGATCACAAAATAGAGGCGTCTCGTGAGCCTATCTATAACTATGAGCGCGCTTACGAAGAATTAGAAATCGTAAATCGTGCCGTGAATATGATCGTAGACGATACTGCCGAAATTCCTACTGCTGTAGGCGCACCTCTTAAAGGTATGGGCGGGGTTATTAAGAATATTAAACGTTCACGAGTTGAGCTTTTACTTAACAAAGAGCCTAACCCTTTTCAGGATATTAACACCTTTCGTCGTAATCTTATTATCGATATGTTACTGGATGGAAATATCTTTATTTACTTTGATGGAGCGCACTTATATCACTTACCTGCCTCCGATATGTTTATACACTCTAGCGATACTACTTATGTAGAAAAGTATACCTACAAAGAGCGTGTAGATTATTATCCGAATGAAATAATTCATATCAAAGAAAACTCCTTCTATTCAATCTATAGAGGTGTACCAAGACTTAGCCCAGCGCTTCGTACTATTCAATTGATGATGTCAATGCGTAAATTCCAAGATAACTTCTTTAAAAATGGAGCTGTTCCTGGTTTAGTACTGAAGTCCCCCAACACCCTCTCTGAGAAAATCAAAGAGCGTATGTTGTTATCCTGGCAAGCACGATACAAGCCAGATGCAGGTGGTCGCAGACCTCTCATCCTTGATGGCGGTATCGAAGTTGATAAGATTTCAAACGTAAACTTTAAGGAAATGGATTTCCAATCAGCTATTGCTGAGAATGAAAAGATCATTTTAAAAGCTCTTGGCGTACCACCTATTCTGTTAGACTCAGGTAATAATGCAAATATTCGTCCGAATATGCGTTTATACTATTTAGAGACTATACTACCAATAGTTAGGAAAATGAACTTTGGACTCGAAAGGTTCTTTGGCTTTGAGATTAACGAAGATGTTACTAATATTCCTGCGTTACAGCCAGAACTACGAGATCAATCACAATACTTTGCATCACTTGTTAATACAGGAATTATCTCAGTTAATGAAGCAAGAACTGTACTAGGGTATGAGGCAATGGAAGGCCACAATGAGCTTCGCGTACCTGCAAATATCGCAGGAAGTGCTGCAAACCCAGACGAGGGTGGTAGACCCACAGAATCTAATTCAGGAGATGATACTAATGTCGAATAACAGACAAAAACAAAAAGCAGTAAAAGACCTAAGTTTTTACTTTGCAGAAAAAGGCAAGTTCCTTTCGCAAAAAGAATATATTGATGCTGAGGATAAGCCTATCGCTTTTTCTCACATTCGTCGTATTTTTCGCAGTTACTCAAGACTTCTTGAGATGCTGAAAAAGCAACAACCAGAACTGATAGACATGGTTGAAAAAAAGGTAGCACCAAAGCCGGCCCCTGCCCCAGCAGCGCCTAAGCCAGCCCCTGTTGCTCCTTCACAACCAAAGCCAGTGGCTTCGGTTAAGCCTGCTGTTAAACCAGCAGTTAAAGTGGATAAAGATGATGAATAAAATCTTCAATCTTACATCTACCTTTAAGTCTCATGTCGATGACGATGGATCTATTGTTATCCGTGGAATGGCAAGCACTGCTGACTTCGATCGCGCGGGTGACTCTATTTCAGCAGAAGCCTGGACTAAAGGTGGATTGAAAAACTTTGAAAAGAATCCTATTATTCTTTTCAACCATGACTATGACCGACCAATTGGTCGAGCTACAGGCATGAAAACTGGGCCAAACGGTCTAGAACTTGAGTGCAAGATCAGTAAAAGTGCCCCAGGCAATGTTGCTGAGCTAGTTAAAGAAGGTATCCTTGGAGCATTTTCTGTTGGTTTCCGAGTCAAGGATGCTGATTATATTAAGGAAACTGACGGACTTATGATAAAGGATGCTGAGTTGTTTGAAGTATCGGTAGTATCGGTACCCTGCAATCAGGCAGCTACTTTCTCACTTGCGAAATCTTTTGACTCAGAAGCTGAGTACAAAGAATTCGTAAAAACTTTTAAATCAACCAATCGTGTGGATCTAGCCGGTCAGTCTCTGGCTAAGGACGAAGTTAATGCTTCTAGCATAGCTAGTGACGCACCGAAAAGCGTGGGCAAAATGCCCGCAGATCAGGAGATCAAGATGGAAAATCAAAACATCGACTTGGAAGCTTTTGCAAAGAAAGTAGCTGAAGATACAGCCGCCAAAATCGCAATGAAGCAAGCCGAGCAAAAAGCAGCTGAGAAAGCAGAAATGGAAAAAGCGCAAGCTGAAGCCACCGCTATCGAAGCACAAGAAATCCGCGTTACTACTGGCATCCAGTCTGGCGTAGAAAAACTTATGGCAGACGTCGAAGCTAAACTGGCTGAGAAAGATGCTAGCATGACTGAAGTTCTTAACTCTTTCAAGAAAGACCTCGAAGAGAAGAATGCAGAAATCGAAGCTATGCGTAACAGCAAGCGTGCTTTCGGCGATCGCTCAGAAGGCAAAGGCGACATGAGCAAGTTTGCTCAAGAGTTTATGCAGGCTAGCCTGCTTGGTACTATGACTGGTAAAGGCTTTGCCGGTACTCAGTTTGGTCAAAACGTACTTGCAAAAGCTGGTATTGACTATGCTACCAACGCACCTGACATTGATCAGGAAGTTTCTCGTATGATTGAGAAAGAAGTTACTTTGAACTTGCGTACAGCTGGTCTGTTCCGTGAAATCAAAGTGAATGGCGCTGCTACTGTATTGCCAATTCAGCCAGATGTTGAACCAGCTACCTTCCAAACTGGTGCTGCTTCTGCCGGTAACCTCGAAAACCGTGGTGCCTCAGACAACACTTATAAGCCTTCTCAGGTTATCCTGAATGCTTACCGTTTGATCAGCCAGACTTTCATGGACAACCATGTTGACGAAGAAGTACTTGTTAACTTGATGCCTATGTTGATCGATTCAGTAGCCCGCGCTCACGCTCGTGCTGTTGATAACGCTGTCATCAACGGTTCTGGTTCAATCACCGGCCTTGACGGCTACGCAACTGCCGACGCTACTACCTTGAGTATTGGCGGTGGTGATGCTCTTACTGCTGCTGCTCTGTTGGCTGCTCGTAAGAACATGGGCAAGTATGGTATTAACCCATCTGACGTTGCTTATATCGTATCACAGGCTCGTTACTACGAACTCATCGAAGATGCCGGTTTTGCCGACATTACTGATGTAGGTTCTGATGTTGCTACTAAACTTACCGGTGCTATCGGTGGTGTTTATGGCTCACCAGTAATCGTATCTGACAGCTTCGCTGCAGAAGCCGCTGGTGTACCAGCAGCATTCGCAGTTAACCTGCGCAACTACGTTATCCCACGTCTTCGTGGCGTAACTGTAGAGCAGGATTACGAAGTTGGTAATCAGCGTCGTGTTATCGTTGCTACTCAATCACTCGGTTTTGAAGAGTTGGTTGCAGATACAGCAGGTAACCGTTCAGCTGTTAAGATCGACCTCGCAGTTTAATCTACAAGAAAGACGAGAGGGGAGTTCGCTCCCCTCAAGTTTTTACTAATGGACTCATATGACAAATTTAGTTACAATTGAAGAATATAAAGAAGCAGAGGGTATCCAATCTCCCAAGGATGATCTGCGTCTGAATAATTTAGTACCGTCAGTGAGTCAATTAGTAAAAACTTATTGTGGCAATAGCCTTATAGACTTTTATGCTACTAATAAAGTAGAAACTCTTAATGTAGATTGGGATACCCATGTGGTTCAACTTACTGAGAGCCCTGTTAATACTATTGTTAGCGTTAAAGAGCGCGACTCATATAGTGCAGCCTATACTACTTTATCAGAGCTAAACCACGAATTCTACTTAGATAAATCTACAGACTCTCTAATGAGAACTACTCCTTCCGGTTATAGAAACTGGCGTAAAGGTCCAGGCGCTGTAGAAGTCACTTATACTGCAGGATACCCCGAGTGTCCCGCAGATTTACGTTTAGCTATATTTGATCTCATTACCTACTACATAAAAGATGAGCATAAAGAGCGAAGAACCATTGCCGGCGCGACTGTACAAAATCAGTCAAGCACTACTCAAGCTAATAATATTGCGTTCCCAGATCATATTAAGCGAGTTTTAGACCTATATAAGAACTTTTAATGAGCCAGCAAAGCCAACAGAAGTTCTTAGAGAGATTTGATAAATTACTCAAAGAACGGGCAGGTGTATATAGAAACGCTAGAGCTAATAAAGTAAGCCATGTATTTGTAGTAAGTAAAAGAGCTATTCATAAGGGCATTGCAGATACCGTTCGAAGGAAGTTTGAAACAGACGCTACTAAGCACCTAGCAATTATCAAGGCAGAACTAGACAAAGATGTTAATAATTTTGTTACAAAGATTATAGGCGATCTAAATAGACTAGAGGCAAGCTCTAAGGCTGATAACGCTGCAGTACGGATTAGGAGATTAGGCTCTGGACAATATGATGCAAGATATATTTTCTTTGCATCTAAAGCCAACGAAGGCTCTTTAACAAACGTATATAGAAAGATTTACAGTTCTTATATTGATGACCTAGAAGATTTAGCTACAAAAGTAGGCGAAGTAATAAAGTCGGCTACAGGAAAAAATCTTGGTAATAATGCTAAAAAGTACTGGAACCTAGAGCACGGAGAGAATCAAGGAGCTGTAGAGTCTCAGGTAGCTGATGCTTTTAACCAAAGTTTAGAAGGGCTCGGCGATATGCCTAGAGCCGAAGTATTAGGATGGTTAGAGAGACAGGGAGTCGATCTACGCATTATTCGTAATACCAAAACTAGCACAATGGAAGTACATATAGGTTCAAAGTATGGAAATATTGGTGAAGGCATTATATCACGGGGTCGCAAAAGCAAATTAAGAACAGAAGTAAGATTAGCTTTAAGTGCCTCTGCAGAGCACATTGTAGACTTACCTGGATCAGATAGTTTTAAGACTATTGTTCGGAAAAAGGCTATAGTTAATACTACCAAACCTTTTAAAAGAATAAAAGGTGCTACTGTTAAAACTGAAAATACAGCTATAAAGAATACTATTACCACAGCAGTAAGTAAAAAAGTAACTAATAAAAGTAAGAAAGCTGCTGGCAAAGGTAGAGTTAAGGCAAGAAAAACAAGAACAGTAAAAGGAGTAGCTAGCTCTCCTCTTGCTTTAATAACCTTAATAAATAAAGATTTACCAAAAGTTGTACAATCTAATATGGGTCCTCCGAGACTGGAGAATAGATCGGGAAGGTTTGCAAGTAGTGTTAGAATTGTTAGTGCTGCTACAACTGCACAGGGTTTTCCAAGTTTCGCGTACACTTATCAACAAGAACCTTATAGAGTATTCGAGGAGGGTTCAAGTGGTAACTGGTCTAATAGGGATAGAGACCCACGAAGATTGATTGACCAATCTATAAGAGAGATTGCTGCACAGTATGCAATCGGAAGATTCTACACTAGGAGAGTATAATGGCAGAACGAACATACACTACACGAAGACTCGCTATTGTAGATTCTATTGTAGAAAAATTGAAAGATATAAATGGTACCAATCAATATCGTACTAATTTATTCAATAACGTAAGCCCACGCTTAAAGTTTTGGGACGAAGTAGAAGAGTTTCCGGCAGTGCATCTTAATGCGGGGTCGGAGACACGAGAATATCAAGCGGGTGGATACAAAGATCGATTTCTTAGTGTTACTGTTCGCTGTTATGTAAACCAAGAGGATGCAGTTGAGGCTTTAGAAGGTTTATTAGAGGATGTTGAGACGGTTTTAGAAGAAAACTCTCGTTTAGCATACACTGATAAAACTGGAAATACTCAATACACCCAACTAATCACAATCGTTAGTATTGATACTGATGAAGGTGTACTAGAGCCTTACGGTGTTGCAGAAATGCAGATCGAGGTTCGATACTAGAAAATACTGGCACGAACAAAAGTTCACGTCCAAGTCTTTTCAAGATAACATAGGAGAAAAACTATGGCTGATACATTATATTTTAGTCGCGATACGAAAGTCTATCTCGAAATCGGTTCCTCTATTTGGGAAATGCCGGTTCTTGATGGATTTTCGTACTCACAAGCGACAAACACCTCAGAGATTACTCTAAACGAAATGTCTGACGCAAGCGGTAATAGCCGTCGTGGCCGTCAAATGTTCACTGACTCATACGCTCCAGCAGAATGGAGTTTCTCTACTTATGCTCGCCCCTTCGTAGCGAGTGGTACTGGAGATGCGGATACAGCAGCTAAGCACCACGCAGTTGAAGAAGCTCTTTGGGCTTTACTAGTAGGCGATGCTACATATGCAAGCAGCTCTTTTGATAACATTACTAATGGTCTTAGCGATATGCAAGTATCTTTTGCTAACTCGAACAAAGTAACTTTAGGTACTTGTAACCTTTACTTTGTACTTGGTGGTGCAGGTACAGGCACTAAGACTACTTATAAGATCGAAGAGTGCTGTGTTAATGAAGTTGGTGTTGAATTTGACATTGATGGAATTGCTACATTAAACTGGTCTGGTATGGGTAAGATCATTACTGAAGCAACTGCTCCAGTAGCTACAGTAACTGAAGGCGCTAGCGGTACTGGTAACTTTATCCGTAACCGTCTAACTAACCTGGTTATTAGCTCTACTAGCCCAACGGCTACGACTTATGACTTAGTTCTTACTGGTGGTAGTATTACCATTTCTAATAACATGACTTTCTTAACTCCTGAAACGCTTGGTGTTGTAAACCAGCCCCTGGGTCACGTCACTGGTACTCGCTCAGTATCGGGTAGCTTTACTTGCTACTTGAATGCAGAAGCAGATTCAAGTGCTGATTTGTTTGAGAATATCATTGAAGGAACTAGTACAATTACTAATGATTTTGACTTAACGTTTAAAATCGGTGGTACGTCAGGAACTCCTCGAATTGAAATGGCAATGGCAAACTGTCACTTAGAAGTTCCAAGTCATTCAATTGATGATGTTATTTCGTTAGAAACTAATTTCCACGCTCTACCTTCTACGATTGATGGAAGCGACGAACTCGCTGTCACATACGTAGGTGCTTAATAAAAAAGGGGCTTCGGCCCCTTTTTCTTACCCCTCCAAAAAATACTTCTTGACTTTTTTCCTCTGCTCCCTTATACTATCTAAATAAATGTAGGAGCTATGCCTCCTAATGTAATTAGGAACCCTATGGCATCTTTCAATTTCTTAAAGCAGGCTCAACTATACCTTGTTTGGAATAACAAACAGTATAATATTGATATGCAAGAAATATCATTTAGCCAAACGTTCACTGAGGATAGTTATTCAGTAAAAACGTTACATAGCCAAGATATGTTTGAAGGATCTGTTATAAATAAGGCTAATCCTGCAAATTTCTCTTTCACGATGCCAGTGCTTAGAGAAGATGACTTATCAGTTGTGGTAGATCGACTTGTAGATTATGATACATTTGATCTTTACATTTCAACCCAGCAAGATGTTTTTAAGATCGAGTATGCTATACTTACAAATGGGAGTTTCGTCATTGAGAAATCTCGACCCCTGAGTTTGGAAGTATCTGGTCAAGCGTCTAAGCTATCTAAGGTAGGAGCAGCAAACTCCTATACTATCCCAGGTACTGTGCAAAGCAGATCTTTGACGCGCACATTTAATCTGCTAGACTATATGCAGATTACTTTAGGCGTATCAGATATCTCAACCGAAGTATTTAAGGTTGGGATCGAGCTACAAAATGATATAGAATGGACTCCGTATACTACTGTACAAGGAGCTGCTATCGCAACAAGCGCAGCAAACTCTCAGTTTCCTACAGCATTTACGGTAACAAAAAGAATTCTTGCGGGGTCACTCGAAAGATATATAACAGATAGTAACGCAGGTGATTTACAAAATTGGTCGAAAGACATAGCATTACGTATAAGAGCGGGCCAAAAAGTTGGCTCAACTATATATGGTTTTGATGTCAATATGGCTCACTGTTCTTTTACTAATCGAACTAACGTGAATGAAGTATTTACACAAAGTTATGATTGGAGAATGAACTACAATCCCTCGTCACTTTCTGACGTAATAAATTACTTAACACAATAGGAATAAAAAATGGATCTTAAAAAACTAATGGTTGATACCAAGTCTGTATGGGT